CTTGATCCGACCTAGGGGTTCACCCTTAAGCCGGTCATGGTTGCGTAAGACGGGCTTACGATACGGATAGAGCCAACTGTAAACCCCGCTGAATAAGTCGGTCTGACCCTTCAGTTTATCTGCCGGGTAGTAGAAGTTATTCTTCGTCATTCCAGCGTGGATAGCTTCGATCTTAGGATAGAGAGCAACGGGCGGGTCATCGTCCTTACGCTTATGTGCTGCTTCCATGATGGAGCCTCGTTGAGATTCATCTATCTGATCTACACTGAACGTGGCCAGCTGCTCGCTAATCCGTAGTAGTTTCATTGGGTCACCCCCAGTGACGGCAGTCTTAATGTACATACGCAATTTGGATGGAAGGGCGGTATCTTGCCGTAGAAGTCTCCCTTAAGCTTGATTGGTGCTTGGGTGTGCTGGGTACATTGGCGGCAGTGTCCGTCGGCGGCAACAACGGAAGCTTCATCTCTGTCCAACACCTGACCACTTACGGCGAAACCGTAGTTATAGGCCTTCATCTGTGATGTGTTCGCGATACTGTCTAGACGATAGGAGAGGGCAGCATAAGCACCGACTACCTTGGCAATGGCGTCGGTTGCATTAGCGCTACGTACAGTCTTCACTGCTAGGCTGGCTAGGTCTTCCATGAGTTTAGATATATACTGTTTACTATCATCGTTCAGGCGGTAAATATAACGCATGAAGTTGAATTGGGGCATGGTGGTCCATGCCGTTTGGTACATGGCATCGTTGATGCCCGTCATGAAGGATGCACGGTTGAACTTATCCGCAATCTTCAGCATAGATTCAACCGTTAAGTATAGGATTGCCTGTAATTCCTTCGGGTTAAAGTCTGAGAATTCACGCTGGCCCGATATATAATAATGCCTGACGAGGTCGATAGTATCATCCTTGGTGAGTTCCCAGTGGAAGTCGAGCATACTCCTGTATTCAGCAATTCTTAGCTTACTAGACATCTGAGATTCCTGCAGTGCCTCGGAGCGCTTCTTTGGCCCAGAGCGTGTGCCATGTTGGTTGCTAGGTTTCTGCTTATTGTCCGTCTCCTTAGTGCCTGGTGTTGTTTCGCCCTGACCAGCAGTGATCTTCGGTAAATCTACAAGGTTGGCATACATCAATCCGCGCTCTGTGATAGGCTCACGTCCCATCATCTCGCGCATCTCGTCCTCGGTGATTGCATTATGTTCATAAAGATATACGGCATGCGTCTCAGCTTTGATCATGGACTCCAATTCAATCTCCTTGAATATGAAGTCTACGTCATCGTCCGGTTTGGTGATGTGATCAAAGCCACCCTCCATAAGTAGCTCATTGATAATCTTCTCATCTATGAATAGCGCCATACAGCGCTGGAATGCCTTCACGCGGTCATGCATCTCAATGGTCATAGCATCTGCCGTAGACCTTGACGCACTAGCGCCGCGACCCATCTGAACTTCAGAGACACCAAGCCCCGTGAATACACGTTGCTCGAAGTACTTCAGGTAGTTCTCGGCCTTTAAGGCTTCACCCTCAAGCCCTACAACCTTAACATTATGACGTTCCGGTAGGACTAGGCCAGCATCGAGGTTCATCTGACCGAGCTTCTGCTCCATATCCTCAATCTCTTCATCCGTAGCCTCAAATCCAGGCTCCGGCAGCCCGATCTGATAGATGTGGAAGGGGAAGATATGCTTATAGATTAAGCGAAGGACATTCTCCTCGGCTTCGCGCAGGGCCTTAATGTCATCAATGACAGAGATTAGGAAGGGCATACCAAAGGCAAAGCCGCGTTCCCTCTTATACGCAATGTGGATGATATCCTCGGGCTTGAACTCTATGGGTTGGTGTGGGTTGGTGGGTATATCCTGCTGATAGCCTAGGACGTTGCCGTGGAAGTCCCTGGAGATCTCCATGGTTGTTGGGTTTAAGATGAAGTAACCAGCAATAGGCTCCTTGCCGTCTAAACCAACGACTCTACCGCTAGGTACACGGGGTCTGTCCTCAGCTTTGCGTGCACGAGCCTTGACAATGAACACATTGTGATACTTTACCAGATCCTCAGCAATCTCAGTGAAGAATTGCTCGATGGGTACGCCGATGGCGACACTAATGAGCTGTAATCTCATCTTTACATACTCGACGGCCTTCGTGTTGCGTCCTTCGAGTGTCCACCCCTGCTTAAACATGAGGTCAACATACTTATCAATGGCTTGCCGAACGTAGGATTCTGTATTGTATGCTCGTGCTACCTCATGGAGGTCATATTCAGGGGGTTGGTAATCACGTCGTTGGCCAGTGCCACTTGTAAACACTAACCCAATACGCTTAACGATGGAGCTAGCCTTCTTAGCAGGTCTAGATTCCTGAGTGGGTATGGTTGCTTCCTGTGGTCGGTCAGTTAGTAGCGCTTGCGCCAAACGTGTGTACCATGGTTGGTTGTTCATTATTACGGCCTCTCTCATTTACAGTATCACTGAGATATTGCGATCGGATGCGCCAAGTTCAATCTTCGGCACGCCGGTGGAGTGCGGCTTTAAGACTTGCATCTCCGCATATTCACCGAAGTACGACATAAAGCTGCCACATGTAACGTAGTATTGTGGTAGTGGTACGAGTTCGTTGTTATCATTCACATAGAATCTGAGTAACTCATGGGCATGCTTGATGTGAGTATGCCCTGATAAGTATATATCCATGAGTGGTGCAATATCTGCGGGACGCTCGGCAGCGTTGGCCTTGGCGCCACTGGTGCGACCACTCCCCACGCCATGTGTAGACATGACTCGGTAGTTATGTGCTCCTACCTTTAATGTATAGAAGGCTTGATACCCTAGGTAGGGTACGCCTAGCTGTGTAGCGATTAACTCCGCTGGGTTAAGTCCAGTCAGGATGGCACTGCGGAACTCATGGTTGCCGGTATGAATACCCAGGAGACGATCCGCTTCAGCAATTGGCGATAGGATTTCGACTGCGGCATTGATCTGGTCACGTAGATGAATATCTTCACTGAACATACCGAGACCGACAGAAGTTCTAGTAGCATTCTCAATGACATCACCAAGTAAGATTGCGTAACAATCCTCGGACTCCGTAATATAGTCCATGAGCATAGTTACAAGATGTGTGACGGCATTACTGTGTCCGATGTGTAAGTCACCGAAGGGAATAAGGGTGATCTTACCAGCCGCCGGTTCAAACTCTCGCGTGTATACGCGCTTCCTAGGGACTACCTGCCTATTAATACGCATTAGCCCGTCGAATGCCGATACCCGCTCTAGTTGCAGATCATTCGCAACGTTGCAGATCCGCTCTAGTGCACTACTCAAACGCAATCCCTCCCTAGTCTAATTCATCCGCTGGATTTGTATCCTTGGTCGTTGATTCGATCCATGGACATACACGCCTGGCACATGAGCGTACTGCACGCGCCTGTTCTACCTCTTGAATGTCTTGGATAGCTCCAGCACGATTACTCGTGCAGCTCTTAGTCATGCCATAGGAACCTAGTAATGCATCACGGTGGCTATGCATACTTGAGTACACGCCTCGTGCTAAGATATGGGCAATCTCATGCATGGGACGTTCAATATTAATCTGATTCATGTCCATCTCATCTGACATATGCACCTGTGTTTCGCGCATGAGGCTACATACGGTGGGTGACACCACACGTAACCCGAAGTGTGACATGGCTGTGAGCATTGCACTGGTTACTCGCTGGGGTATAATTCTATTCCTAACCTCATCTATATTATTACGGATATCTAGGAACTTGCGTGAGGCGACGAACTCGGCCAGCTCCATGATATTCCTGATATGTTGAATCATATATGCGGGATTAGCAAGATTGCGTAGCATGTCACGGTAGGAGTTGCGCAGGTCTGCACCAAAGCGCCATAGGTGCTTGAGTTGGTTGAAGGATTGCTCGAGGAGATGTACACGATTCCCGACAAGGTCATTAATCTGATATCTATGCTTGTCTTCCTCTATGAATTCATGGATATCGATGCGGTGATCGATGGCAACATCGTCATCTGCTGACTCTAGGTCTAACTCTAGCCGTTTAATGTGTTCAAGGCGACTGTCCTCGCGTGGGGTGATAACATCATTGATGAATTCCGTGATTGTATCATCGCTGGACTCATGGTTTAGTTCAGGGTTTACGGAATTCACGACTGTATCCTTGAATAGACTACATAGCTCGTTAATCTCGTTCTCTAGGTGGAAGATAACGGGGTATATGTTAGCCCCTAGGGAGCCAGACTTGAAGTATCCCGTATCATAGTCAACCTTATCCCATCCGTCTCCAACATGTATATTATCAATGTCTCCAATGCCTTCGTGGATGCGCTCATAGGCTTCCTTTAAGCGTATGGCATCCTCATGTTTAGCGGAGTACACATACCTATAGGTAACGAATGACATATATCCTTGCGGAGCACTATCCCCGACCTTAGATTTGATGTATTCTAGGATACCTAGTACGGCTTTATTATCAATCCTAGTTGGTCGGTCCTGCATGTGCTGTCCTATATCTTCCATTAATGCACGTGTATTGAGAAGCAATTCGAGGAGGCGTCCCCAGATATGTGCTGTCCGGAGCTGGAAGTAATGGTCATATTCTGTATAATATGGCCCAGGCTCCAGGAATTCCGGCGCACTGATAGACGGGTCATATTCAAACCCTTCAGGCTTTGGTTCATAAGATATCTCTGGCCTATAATGTAGTCTATCCATAGATTTATATGGCCTCCACGATATGTAGGGAGTGGGTGGCAGAGACTATGGGAGGGGTGATAGTTCTGCCACCCAGAAGCGAGGTTCATGCGGATATAACTACTGTTGCGGAGGACACGAGCAACAGTATAGAGGAGGGACGACTGCATGCGCAGTCTGGCAAGTTACCAAGTACGCCGTTTCGGCTCCTTTGTGGTCGAACCACGTGATCCCCACGTTGCTACACGGTGTGCAGGCGTGTTGGATACGGATGCCTTAGTCTTAGACTTATGTCTAACTAGATGACCACGCTTCTCCTCGGGATCATCTGGATCCCAAAGTCCTTCCTGCGGGTTAATATCCCTAGCTGACGTACCTGATAACACTTTATCCTTATACGGGTTGATACGAGGGAGAGGGGCAACATACCGTGCATTCTCAATCTTATGCACGATATTCGCGAGTTGCGGGAATTCTAGAGTGAACCCAAGGACGGCCAGCATGAGGGCGTCCAGAGCATGCTCGTTCTCTGAGGTATACACGGGCTGACCCGTTACGGTTTTACGGATAACCTGATAGTTCTCCATCTGCTTCCAGATTAGTTCATCATGGGGGCTGAGGATGAGGTTATCACGCTCGAGCCAGATGGAGAGCTGGTTTACCATGAAAGGCTTGATTGGCTTCTTCTCAACTTGCTTTGTGAAGGGGTCACGCACGTCGAGGGAGCTACTAAAGGCAATTCCCTTCACCTTGTGATGAAGTTCCGTCTCGGGGTGTTGCATGCCGTACTTATGCAAGGTTTCAACCTGATATTCCCCGTAGCCACGGTCACAGTAGATGAATCGCGGGTTGAACTTTGTATTCAGCTCAATAATCTTACGGACGGTGTTATCCAGGGTGAATTCACCCTTAGGGATTTCCGCCCTGTGTATTATTCGGAACTTAGGCGACTTAACATTATCCACCGTAAAGTTCTGGTCATATTCAAGGACGATGATCTGTGATGCATCACCGTACTTATCAAAGTCTACACCAATAACCCGATATGCTGGGTAGGTGGCTTTATCAAGGTAGTAGTAGTCATCATGCTGCTTAGCACGGTCAATGAACCGCTTATGGAAGACACCTATGGTCTCCTCGCCGAATTCGGCACAGTTATGGACACACTTAAAGCCTAAGCAGTAGGATTGATGATCTTCAACTTCAAGGTTGTATACCGGCCCCTTATAACGCTTACGGGTGATGGCCTTAATAGGGATGTATACATAGTCACTGCCTCATCGTGGGGGCTTAAGATGAGGTTGTCACGCTCAAGCCAGATAGAGAGCTGGTTCACCATGAAAGGCTTGATGGGCTTCTTCTCAACCTGTTTCGTGAAGGGGTCCCGCACATCGAGGGAACTACTGAAGGCAACTCCCTTAACCTTATGATGAAGTTCTGTCTCAGGGTGTTGCATGCCATACTTATGCAGGGTTTCAACTTGATATTCACCATACCCACGGTCACAATAGATGAATCGCGGATTGAACTTTGTATTCAGCTCAATAATCTTACGGACGGTGTTATCCAGGGTGAATTCACCCTTAGGGATTTCCGCCCTGTGAATTATCCTGAACTTAGGTGACTTAACGTTATCCACCGTAAAGTTCTGGTCATATTCAAGGACGATGATCTGTGATGCATCGCCGTACTTATCAAAGTCTACACCGATAATCCTATACGCTGGATAGGTGGCCTTATCGAGGTAGTAGTAATCATCATGCTGCTTGGCGCGGTCAATAAACCGCTTATGGAAGACGCCAATGGTCTCCTCGCCGAACTCGGCACAGTTATGGACGCACTTAAAGCCTAAGCAGTAGGATTGATGATCTTCAACTTCAAGGTTGTATACCGGCCCCTTATAACGCTTACGAGTGATGGCCTTAATGGGGATGTATACATAGTCACTGCCAACGTGACAGAGGGCGCCATAGCCGGACTCATGATCAATGTTGAGGATATCCGTCATCACTCTGTTAAACATCTCATTGCGGATGATGAGGGTATGGAATCTTACCTCCTCGCCTCGCTTCTGAATACCAAGGCTTGCGACAATCCCAAAGCGCAGGAGCAGAAGATGCACATCGTAAGCCATCTGCATATTCGTCGTGAGGGAG